GGAACGTACTAAGCCTTGAATTTTAAGCTCTGTGCTTATGAGAGGCTCATGGTAAAGTAATATCGGCATGAATGGGAATGTATCTAAACCTGTTGGGTCTGGACCACTGTACAACAGCCTACCGCCCACAATGATGTTGAGCTCAACACTTCTTTTGTGTGTTGTAATAAGTTTTACTTGGGGAGTTAAAGCCAGGCTTGCTTTAAGTTCTTTTTCTTCCGCTCTTGTGCCAAACCATTCTTCCGTAACTCCTGTGTCTTCATCTACAAGATATTTTTGCGGAACATTAATTCTCTTCCAATATTGGTCATAAGTGACTAAATTCTGCGCTATGTAAGTAGAATTATATTGTCGATAAAGACCTAAATACTGGTATTTGTTATCTCTTATCCCTGTAGGAATTGAGTCAATTTCCTCGGGATCTATCCAGGGCAACAAACTCTTAATTAATTCTTTGGATAGTAGATCTCTGGTGGAAGCCTGGTCGCAATCTGATAAATCCCTCTTAGTAAAATATGGATCTAACATAAGCGCGTTAAAAGGCTTCCAGTAAAATTTAATGTCTCCATTCACTTTATCTTTCGTGTAGTCCATATAGATCCCGACAATTGCGAGACCTGTTTTTAGAGCATGCTCAAAAGCTTCTGAAAAGATGTAATCTGCATTCCCTTTATCATAAACGTAGTACAAGACATTAGAAAAAAGATCTGCTGTAATTTCGTCACTACCTTCAACCGGTGCTGTAACAGTTTGCGTTCTGTTTTCTCTTTCATAGCCCGAATAAAGGTTGATCACTCTACGTATTTTATTAAGCTCCAAGACCATTCTATTTTGTCTTTCAAGCTTAGTTCGTTCTTGATTAGTCCAATTGTCCCCTGCATAAGCTTTTAAATCCCTGTATGCCTCAGCATAAAAAACTCCCCAGGTTCTATACGCATCGTAAAAAAACTGCTGCCACATGAACACTTTGTTATTGTGATCATAAGTTTGGTTGTTAGTACCGTCTTTCTGAAATGCGTACATATCTCTCTTTTGCAAATTACTTTTTGTTTAAATCATTTTTTTGGTGTTCACCACACCATGAATCATCTTCGACAACTGGAAACCCTGAAAACGTTCCATCTATGCGCTTGGGGGGATATCTTCTACAAACTCCATACGTCTTTTCGTATGAAACATCGTCAAACTCGTAATCTTCTAGCTCGTAAAATCGGCAGTTGCAGCACAAGTCTATATCCATTCTTTCCTCATTCGCTTCCATTCTTCAGCTGACATACCAGTTCCACCGTGCAATCTCTGTATTGACTCTGCGCCGTATATTAATGCTTTCGCTCCGTGAGATGCCCAATCGTGATAACTTCGCTCTCTGTAGCACCCAAGTTTTTCATTCCATTCTTTGCGAAAGTTTTCAATGGCTTTAATTCCTTTTTCACATTTTTGCAGATCAAAAAAGAACCTGGGCAATGTATTTCTTAGGCATTCAATTCCAAACATTTCGTTAAGCTGGCGTGGTACAATATCTACTTTTAATCCTTGGTCTCTGGCAATGTCCGCAAAAGACTTTCCGCTAGCTTTCTCACGAGCTGCTGCATCGTGCGGAAGAAAGTGTTTTTCAATCGTATAATTCTTTGCTTTAATCCATTTAACATAATGCGCCAGGGGTTCGTCTGAATTTTCGTAGTAGTCAATACAGTGAATTTCTTTTCCTATTAGCTGCCAGATCCATATTGCGCATGCGTCACCAATTCCAATATCCCATGACGAAAAAGTTTTTGCATTCTCATCGTGGGGTAGATAGCAGATTCTTTTGTCATGCCTGGCTTGAGAAATTTGTTTGGCAAAGTAAAATCCCTCGTTTGCAGATTCAAAAGCTTCTTCGGGCGTTGAAGGAAATTCTCTTTTCATGTATTCGCCCATCGTCTGCATTTTTTTTACATACCATGCTTTCTGTTCTAAATTCAAAATAATATGTTTATCTTCTAATTCAAGAAAATACTTGTTCATATCATTACTTATCAATACATTTTTTGAATCTACTTCATAATCAGGGTGTCGCCACCACGGGAAAAACCATATCTTCCAATCGAGTTTGCCTGGTTGTACTCCAGAATCATCAAGCGCTTGTGCGGCTTTACATAAATTATAAAAGTGTCCTTCTCTTCCCCTTGCCGTCGACTCGATACAGACAAATTGGCCTGCTTGTACAGCATTTAAAGCGCCACTTACAATTTCGTTAGCTTTTTTAGGGTTTTCTTGACAGATTTTTGCGAATTCCGTGATATGTAGAAGTTGCAAAGTTCCTCCTCTTAGCGAGGTTGATACTCGGTAAACACTTCCATTTGCAAAACGCATTTCATGAACGTTATCTCTATATGCCGGGCACATATCCCTGACAAATTGGGGAAGATTGTCATAGGCAAATTTTACCTTGTCGATAAAAATTTCCCTCGCGATGGGTTTGCTGTCAGCAACAATTGCGCAGTTAACATTTTTATTAAATAAACAAGTATCTAGAAATAAAATCGCATGATAAGTAGTGATTCCAAGCTGGCGTGCTTTCAATATAATATTAAGATAGTGCGGTGACTTTAATTCAACCTGTGCCCAGTTCGGTGCAAAATCTATGATTGCGCCTTGTTTATCTTTAATTTTATAAAGATTTCGCAAGCGCCAATCTTGGCTTCCGAGTATTTCTATTGCGTTGTGCTGATTCATCCAATATCTTGAGTTTTTTAAAATAATTTTAATTAACATTTAAATAAATTATTTGCTAGCTAAATTTACATTGAAATTTAAACAAACATTTGATAGTTTACAACGATTGGAGAATATTATGGACATCGAAATAGACCGTGAAGTAACCCCTGAGGGCGATTTAGTTTTTTGCATACGTGTAAAAAACCCCCAAAAAATTAACTTCTCAGAAGTAGATAAAAAAATTTTAGATGGGCTTGACAATTTCACATTAGAACTGGGCAATACGATTGATGTGCAAAATAGAATTTACCAGGAATATGTCACTGGTAAGGACGGCATAAAAGAAAAAATTTTCAAGAGATGCATAAAAAATTTGAAGTTTAACATTATCAATTCACTAGAAACAAAATTTGATCCTATTTGTCAGGAAATTTATAATTGGATTTATCTACATCAAGACGATCACGCAAAAATGTGGTTGCTGCATTGCGATCCTCAAAGAACAAAATATTATTTTGATAATGATAGATGCGCAAATGAATCTCTACAGAAACAGGAAAGTGATCATGAAATTGATGTTTTCGATGACATTGATGATTTTGATAGTGATGATCAGGATGAATAATTTCTAACAACTCTTACAAAAAAAGATTCTACACATTTTTACAGGTGTTTATATATGGGTACACGATTTTGGAATATTGCAATTCCAACTTTTTTATTTTTGCTAGGTTTGTTTTTCTTCGCTAAATCGTACGGATATTGCGAGCAATACAGACTTCCAGCGAGTCAAGAATATCTTTTTGCGACTCCTGACGCACAAAGTCATTTTGCATCAAAATCTATGATGCAAAAATCGGTTACAAACCAAAGACAGTTTTGGCAAGACGAATTTGACATGCACCATTTTAATGCCATACGCACGTACGAAGACGCAAAAAATAGAGCGTGGTACCTGCCGGACTTGACATGGAGACAAAGAGCTCGTGAGGCTTGGATGGCTGCTTTTGCAACCATTGGTGCACAAACACCCCAACTTAAGCTTGTTTTATTTGTGAGTTCATTGCTTTGTAATTACGGATTGGATTGCTTAGACGAATGGGACTACATCAACGATAAATTGAAGTGGTCACAATATCACTTTGAAAAATGTGGAGTTTATGCGGCATTACTTGCGCGTTAAGTAAATTAATGTTTGGATTGGGCTTATGCTCAATCTAAACAATTTATATTAGAACTGTTCCGGGTGGTGGAAAACGAGAAGGATTTACAATCGGTAAAGTTTGACCAGTCAAAGTAAATTGTCCATTCTGTACATATGTAGTAAAATTCCGTGCGTCAATCGGCAACGTATTCTTATCAGCAAGATAGAAAGTATTATCTGTAACACCCTGGACATAAAATAATTTGTTATTTAGTTGTTCCATGCCCGTTGCTACAGCAAAAGGAATACTAATAAATTGTGTGGCTCTAACTGCTTGCCCATTTTCGAGCCCGTGTGCTGTCTTTGTTACAATAGGAGGATATCCAGATGTTATATTTTCAGGCGTGAATTGCCGTACTGTAAAATGACTTAAAGATGAATCTGGGTTATTCGGAAATGAACTGGCTGGCTGTGTATCGATAAATTGATACATTGCGTCATTGGGATTTTGCGGGTTTGGCATTGGATTACGTTCAGACATTTTTCTCCAATAATTTCTTTACATAAATTTACTGTAATGCGAAAACCATAAAAAACCAATCTAAAACTTAGGAGTATTTATGCCCAAGGCAAGCGCAGTATCAAAATTCGTAACAGGTTACAAACAAACAAAAGCTCCAAAGCCAAAAAGTTTAACACCTGGCACAAACTCCACAAAAGCGGGCAATAAAAAACGAATGGGCGAATATGGGAAGTCGGTTCCTTATTAGATTTCATATTTGTTTGGAAAATTGGTGTTCAACCAGTTTTCCAAATGATACATCTCTTGATTCTTTTTACAGTCTTTGTTCTGTGCACAAAATTAAAAGCTTCATCATTGCTCTAGCATCGATATCTGTATTTTCATAAACATACCATAGTAACTTTAGAATACATTCATCTGTTTTTTTTTGATATTCAGCTCGTATTTTTTCTTCCGCTTTTTCGATATCATCCATAATTATTTGTTTTTATCGATTATTTTGTTATCGGTGTAAATGTTTCTTTTCGTCCGTCGACCTGGTCGCTATAAAAATCATAAGCTTCTGACATATTTTTCAAAAAACCCTCTTTTCCATGCTCGCTAAACATCGCCATGTAAACAAGAAGTTGCACCATGCCAGCTGCACCAACATTTGCATTTTTATAAGAATTTAGCAAAGGAACTAGCTGTTCAACACATTCTCTTACTTTATCTTTATCGTCTTCGCTCAGTTTTGCATTAATTCTAGTGTAGCGCTTAACTTTTTCTGTATTATCCATTTTCAAACCATTTTTAATTTTTTGATATTTTAAGAGAAACCTTATTTTATTCCTTGATGCAAATTCTTTTCAAATAAGTTCATCTTTTTGTGGATCATCTTCCGGTAGATCATCTTTTGACGTATTTTTTAAGTTATTTGACACCGCATCAACTAAATCTTTGGTAGCCATTTCTGAAGTAGATAAATTTACTAGGGTAATTTTAACTTCTTTAGCATCGCCATTAAAGGAATCGGCAGTAAGTATGTCAGCGGAAAAAAAACTATAAGCCTCAGATATTTTTTCTAAATGCTTTCTTTCATCAGTGTTTTTAACCCAAAAATCTACCTTTTTTTCATCCAAACCAAAAGGAGCAATACAATGAAAGTTTCTTTGAATATCTTGTGGAAAAGACATTAGTTTACCCCTTGGCTTTGTAGAGACATCAGTTTACCCCTTGGCTTTGTGATCAGCGCATACGGTTAGCGCATTGGGAGGCTTAGTAGATAACACATCACGTACGTAAGAATCGTTATTACGAATAAAACACATAGAAGCATTACGACTAACATTCTTAAATCCCCGGTTTTTTTCGATGTCTTTGATATCAATAGTCCATTTAAATGTTGGCACACATCCCCATATCTTAAAATACATATTCCACGATTTTTATCATTTATGGAAATTCGTTTCTACAAGATTATGCAGCATATCTATTTCGTTTCTACAAGATTATGCACCCATATCTATGCGGTCAAAAAAAAGGTGTGAAATATTTCTAAAAGAAATTTCAACTGTATGATGCTGCCCTGCTCCATAACATTTTAACAAGACTTATTATCACTTTTCCTTGCTTGACGTACCATTTGGCATCTTGTAAGGCATTAACAAGAGCGTATTCCGAAAAACGATCGCTTAAATCTTGCTGTTGTTGTTCTGTTAGGCCTTGTAGTTTAACGCATTTTTTAATTGGCATATTTTGCTGCTTGTTTTCTTGCTTATTTTGTTGCTGCTTGTTTTTTTCTTGCTTGTTTTCTTGCTGATTCTTATTTATCGATACTGGCACTGGTGTACTTTGGTCTTTTTCTTTGGGTGTACTAGTATCTTTATCTTTGTTTATCTTAGTAGAAGTTAATACGGGGTCAACGCATAGCTCAACGCATAGCTCAACCTGGGGCTCATGTGGACTTTGTGGGGCGTTTCTATAAGTATTTGGATTACGTGTATCAATCTTGATAAGCGCGGCATTCATATAGTAATAATTACTTTGATATGCCACTTTTTGGACGTTTATGAAGCCGAAAGATTTAAAATATTGTATAGCACGTTTAACCGTGCTTAGTGAACAACCACTCTTTTTGGCAATTGTTGGAATTGACGGAAAAACATTCTTGAATTCAAATGCAAGGCGTTGCAAATACCGAAATATTTTCTTGAAGTTCTTTGTAAGTCTTTGAAATGTTTTTAAAAAATTATCTAAGATATCGGAATATAATCCCAAGTTTTTTCACTTTTCGGCAGATCCTTGTTGTTTCTTATTATCAGCTTTGTTAGTCTTGTGACTTAACCAATAATTAAGACTTCACTAAAAAGGATCTGCACGGCCCTGTGTTTTAGTGAAGTCTTTTTATTCTATCCACTGGATGTCTTTTTTTCAACAAATATTTCCCAACAGATATTTCTAAAAAATAAATCAAACACTCTTTCATTACACGCATACACCGGTAAACACATATACGATTGTGTGCTTATTACCGTACATCTTATTTGCGTACATCTTATTATTTCCGTACATCTTATTTTTCAAAATATTTATATGTAAATTTTTCGCACACAATTTTAAGCCATAATATCTATACGCACACAATGTAAAGATATCCAATTTCTGCACACAATGTAAAGTTATGCAATATGTATATATCAAATACTTTTTTTATTTGGGAAAGTGAACTGTTTTTGAAAGAGGGGGAGACTAAAACTAAGTATAGTACTGGTTCTAGTTAAGGACACACACCCCCCATCATTTCTGA